NSTAGACGACTTNGTACTTATTGCCCCCCCCTTATGGGCTAGGCCANGGGGGGTCTATGATATTTGATGGTCGATTTACGATTTATCGTCACCTCGGCCCGCCGGTCGCGTCGGTTTGACGATTTTAAAAAGCGAGCACTATGGGTATACATATAAACAAAAAGTAGGAACTTTGGTTTTTGTGGGCCAATTGGCCTCTTTTTTGGTTTTTTCAATAACTATACCCGCGCCCTGGGGGGCGCCCAATTACATTTCTATAAAAGAGAGGATGCGAGAGGAAGTCAGGATAGTCGGTCCGCTGCGCGGCCCGACATTAGTCAGTGCCGTGCTGATCACGCCAGCGGTTAACCTTCATGATGTTGATGTCCACACCGCTCATCGCGGAGGTGTCCGAAAAGGACATGATACACCAGATCTTCTTAGAATCGGAGATGTTGTTGTACCAATCGGTGTAGTTGCCTGCGTTGTCGGTGGCGTCGCCATCAGGACGCAGGTAGCCCTGAAGCGGCACGTGAATCTTGCAGGAGCTACGAACGGACTTGGCGCCCGCGTCCTTGTTGTTCAGGTAGAGGTACTTGGTCTGAAGGACGTGAATGTACTCACTGTTGAAGTTGTTCCGATACTTCGGATCTTTGAGAGCCATGTTTCCAAGGCCACCAATCGATTCTGGAAGGCGCAAAACGCGAGTACCGTTTACGAGAGTTTTCTTCTGGCGAACAATGTCGATGCGAACGTAGAGTGGATCCGCACCGACGGAGAGGTTTGCATGAGCCTGAAACGTCATGGTCGAAGACAGAGGCTGGTACACCACCTTGCTGGCGGTATTGTCTTGAATCTTAAAGTTGTAGTAGTTCTTCTCGTTGGAGGAAACGTTCGTGTCGTTCTTCTCCGCCTTTGCGAAGTTCGAAACCTTGTTGGCACCGTCGTTCATATCGGTGGTCCAAGTGGGAACACCCACGCCAGTCACGTACTGGACAAAGTCGTTGACACAGAAACACATGGGCTTCTGGGCATTAAAGTACGTACTCGGCTGAAAGCCAAGATACTCTTTGCCGGTCTGGAACTCGCCGAGCTTTGCACGTTGGAGTCCCTTCACTGCTCTGGAGAGCTGGGAGATGCTTGCGGTGTTCTTGAGGAGACGGGGGACGTATGGTTGGCGCTGGATCTTCGAGACGGACTTAAGACCTCCACGATTCTTTGTAAAGGCACGCTTTCGGGCAGCAGCTTGAATTGTTTTAACAGCACTAACACGGCGACTAGTAGCAGMGCGAGCAGTTCGCTTTCTTGACGTTCCATAGGGCATGATTTAATAGCTACGATACGAATACACTACTCACTGGCAGTGTTGACTATCTTATTGATACGGCGGATGAGTTGGTCAATACTATCCTTAGCGGCGAGATTCGGATACCATTCATAGGGGGAAAGGGGAGAGGTAAGATAGATCTTCTCTGGAGACCAGTCGGCAAAGCCTCCCTTAAAGGGGACACGAGTGTTCGGGTAGCCATCGAGAAGCGATAGCATCTCCCCAAAGGGAAGCTGACCTCTGAATTCTTCAAACAGAACCACTTTCTGGCCGACGTAGCCGTCGAACCAATTGGTCATGTGAGGCTCCCACTTGAAAAACTCGTCAAAATCCTCAATCGTGTCGTGGACCCTCTTGGATTTGTTGGTGGCCGTCGGGCCGTGGTAAACCACAACCTCTGGCTTCATGTACTTAGTACGGCGGCGCTTGTGCGCTTGGTAGGTCTGGAAAAATTTCTGGTGTTGTGCAAAAGCACCAAAATGGTTGTCGTCCGACAACATCGACATAACGGGCTTGCCTTCATCAATCTTGCGTTTCACGTCGAGTAAATCGGTCCGTTTACCCTGACCGACCGGAATTTGAGCTTGAAACTCTTCTTCCGTAGGGGGGANTGCCATTCCGGTACGGCTCGACATCCTGCTTGGAGCAGTACTCTTCCCAGTAAGCCGGGCCCTTCTCAGAACCCGGAACTCCGATAAAATTGAGCTTCGCAAGCCGGGTAACCTGTTGCTTCGTCTTTGGCTCATGAGTCCAGATGAAACCCTGTAAATGGGGGGTACCTGTGGTGGGGGCTGTTTCCTTCCCAAACAGGACGTACTTGGCCCAAGGAAATGCCTTGATACGATTTTCCGTAGCCAAATCGTAATTATTCTCTGTAAAAACAAAGCCCTGGTGCTTTGGAGGCATTTTTCAAAACCTGATAACAGGTGTTGATAACAAGTCGTCTAGTAATAATG